TGCTTTACCTCTAAAGTTTGATCCCTCTTTTGTGAGAGAAACAATCTTATGAGAAACACGATCGAGGTTTACAGTAGGTCCATCAGGGTGACCAAGTTCACCTAAAGCACGTCCTTTTGAGATAAAAGATTCGTTATATCTACCAACCTCTTTTTCAAGAGTGCTCATAGGATACATTCTGCCGTTACGATTTTTGATGTCACCCTGAAGGAAAACTCCCTCAATATACATCTTTTTCTTAGAACCAGTGCCTTCGACGACAAATTCTACTTTAGAAATTTCTTCTGTGATAAGTTTCATTGTTTATCCTGTGAATCCTACTTTAAATCCCTTTACATTTGCGGAA